ATTATTGTTTTCTGATGAATCAGTTGATTCTTTATTTTGTTTTAAAATATTTTCAAGAATATTATTCTGTTCTTCAGCAGGATTTTTTGGTGCAGGACCAGCACTTTGACTTGGAGTCCAACCAAGGCCTTTACTGAATCCAGTTGTATCAAATTTTCGACCATTAATCATAGCCCATACATGGCCATCTTTACCCCATGATCCATGACCCATACTTCCAGATAATCCAAAGACATTAGCTAGTGCTATTAATGCACTTGCTCCATCCCAACAATTTACAGATCCAGTTTGCAATGCAGTTAACCAATGACCTGTTTTATCACTGTTATAATAATAATCGTAACCGATACGACTGAATATTGCTTCAGCAACTTTCGTGAATGATTCCATTCCACCATAATTAGCTGTTCCATCTTCAAAATCACGTACTTTAAATGCAAGACCACTATCAATACCTCCAACAAGATCTATTACAGGACCTTTAGCATTCCAATCACGACTCACGTTTTTAATATGACTTGTATTTGATGGTATTGTGTTTGACCAGCCAGCACGAAGATTTGGATCAATAATATTTAAAGCTCCAGATCGTATTAAGTCAATAACAGGAACATTACCTCCATCAGGTGCAATATGATCCAATGAATTGGGATCTACAATATTATTAATTCTTAATTGGCTTGTAGGAATATATGAACGGAGATTCTCTTTTTGTACAATAGCTCTTCCCATTGCTTGTTTAAGAACATTCATTCCACCACCACTACGACGGCTAGGAGTTGATCCTCCACCTCCAGCATGACCCCATCGACTAGGATTTTGCAACCTACCATAAAATTCACCAATAGTACTACTTAATTGATTAAAACGACTAGTAGCTTGACTTCTTATTTCACTTGCAGCATTTATAATACTATTTTTCATAGTATTCCAAGCACTAACCATACGAGTAGTGACACTTGTAGTACTATTTAGCATAGTGTTTAAACCAGCATTATTAAGGTTAACAGCATTATTCATACTATTTCGAATATAATTTACAATTTGCAGTAATGATGAACTCATATGAGTTTGCATTAATCCCATATTTGATTGTTCAGCAAGTAACATGTTAGCAAAACTAGTAGCAGTTGTAGCATCCATATTCATTAATGCGAACCCTACTTGTTCATTCATACCTCCAAATAATGTTGTAACATCAATACCCATAGTATTTAATCCTTCCATAGCCTCTTGACCTAATCCTTCAGTATCTACTTCATCAGTATTAACATTCTGCTGAATATTCATATCTTGATTTGCAATCATTTCACCAGACAATACATCTGAACCGAGATTATCAGCACCAGAAGCTCTGAAGTTATCAACAATACCTTTACCATAACCATATGCAGCTTTACCTGCATCAACAGTAGAATCAATTATACCAATGATAGTATTTTTTATCTCACCAAGAACACTTTCTTGAATAATACCTGGACTATGAATACCTAATGCATTCAATACAGCATCTTTAATATCTTTACCAAAATTCTTAGCAGCTTCTACTGCATTACTAACAGCGTCATTAATCTTTGTACCAATTTTAACAAATTCATCATAAACTTTCTGAGGTAAATTTTTCACATAATTTATTACACCATTAACAAAGTCTGATCCAGCTTGTCTTGCTTTAGCAACAAAATTTGAAGCCCATGAAGCAACACTACCCAGAACATTTAATAACCAATTATAAATTCTTCCAGGTAATTGACTTAACCATTGACCTATACCTTGTAAAAAACCTAATCCAGCTTGAATAGCCCATTGTACTAATTGAGTAACCCATTGAATAACAGTTTGAAGAATGAGATTGAAAATAGTTATGAATAATTGCAATATAAGATTCCAAATCATTGATAACATTTCAGGCAAGCTGATTTGTCCTTGCATGAATAAATCAAATATTGTTATTATTTGTTGAACATAAATCCATATTAGATTAAGTATTTGGCTAATTAACTCCCATACAGGAGCAAAAACTGTAGTTAAAAACTCACCAACAATAATTAAAATTTCTATAAATTGATTAAAACCATCAATTAATAATAAAATTAAATCAATCAATCTTTGAATATTATCTATTGCTGTACCAATTAGTAAAGAAATAATTGGTTCTAGTATTGACCATACAAAACCTAAAACATCTCCTAATGCTGAGAATGCATCAATTAGACTTCTTACAAAATCCCATTCACCATTTCCTCCTATACCTATGAAATCGTTAAACCATCCCTGTATTTGGTCAAAAGCAGGGCCTAAATAATCAACTAACGATTGCCATGCATTTCGGATAGATTCTATAGTACCTATTACTTGAGGACTATTAACAAATGATTCCCATAGTCTTCTTATACCATCAGATATAGCTTCTATCATTGAACTTACATCTGTCCACCAACCAAAAGCTTTACCAATTTCAAATATAGCTACTGCAATTAATACAGCTGCTGCAATAAATGGTAGGACTGGAGCTAAAGTAGCCCATATTGCACCTGCTAGAACTGTAAATCCTCCTGCTGCAGTTAAAGCTGACGCATTAACTCCAAATAATGGGAGAAGCATATTGATAAAACTTAATGTAGAAGCTACAATCGAAGGAATTAGTTTAACCAACATAATTGTTGAAAGTAAGGAAAAAGCTACTCCTACCCCACCAATAATAATACCTAATTGTGCCCAATCTGGAAGAGCATTCCATGCTTGTTGCATATTACTAATGAAACTTTTAATTCCATCAATAACACTAACAATCCCACTAGCAATATCAATAAATACAGGAGTTAAAGGTATAAGAACACTACTTAATAATTGTCCTCCTGCAACAGTAAGAACTTGCCATGCTTCATCTAATGTTTGAACTTGTTTAGCAGTATCAGTGAACCCCATCTCTTCTAATGTTTTATTCAAAGCTTTTAATAGACTATCTTTATCTTTTAAATCACCACTCCACCCATTTTTCATAAGGTCTTCTTGCTTGATACCAAGTTCAAGCATTCTTTTCCATTGTCCATCCATGGCATCTGAAATAGCTAATATTGCATCAGTTTGAGTACGACCTTCACGGACAAAAGCAGATGTTGTTACAGCCATTGTTTCTGCTAGGTCTGCCATGCTTTGTTTAGGTATTTTGAATTTAACACCCATTTCCAAAGCAGCTGCACCAACAGCATTCATATCAACTTTTTGGAATGTTTCTTGTAGTTTATCCATACTTCCTTTGAAAGTATTGATTTCTCCTTTGCTCATTCCTAATCTTTTACCAAATGATTGGATGTTTCCTGCTGCATTTATGCTTTCTCTTGCAGCTTGAGCCATAGAGTTGACAAGGTCATATCCTATCATCCCTGCAGTCATGCTTGCTGCGGTTCTTAGGAATCCGAATGATGAACTTGTAGTTCTAGCTGAGTTACCTATTCCTCCGACATTGGTTTGTGTATTTTTTGCAGTGTTATTGAGTAGTTTTAATGCTTGGTCTAATTCTTTTGCGTCTATAGTAGCTTTATCTAAACCTTTGCTTGAGATAGTGTTTAGTACTATGTTTAGTTGTTGAGCAATTGTTAATAGTATCAGTAATATTGCTCTTAGCATTTCTGCTGTTATTGATGTTCGCGAGAATCCCGATCCGTCAATCCTGTCTAATGCTGTGTCTGCCTGATTTGCACTCATCCGTGCACCATCAATTGTAGTGTCTAGTTGACCTGCACTAACTGTAGCTTGATTTAAGGTATAGCCATTTACACCCCCTATTGCTACATCTAATTGATTAGCACTACCTTTTGCAGAAGTCATTGCGGAATTAACTTGAGTTGTTACACCTCTAACTTGATTTAATGATTTTCCATCAATACTATCTACAGCTGCATCTACTCCTTTAGCACTATTTCGTACTTGATCCATTGAAGAATCTGCTTGTTTTGCATTATTACTTACTTGATTTAACCCATTACCATCAATACTATCTAATGCAGCATCAACTTGTTTAGCTGTGTTTCGTATACTATTCATTTCTGCTTGCATTTGTTCCATTTGTGCTTTTGCCTGATTTTCTAGTTGAATAATAAGTTTAATTATATTATTCACATTTTATTCCTCCTTTTCATTCGAATTTTATCTTTTAAAGAAGTGTTATCTGAAGAAGAATTGTTCTTAGATTCTTTTTCTTGTTTTTTCCTAACAAGAGGAATAGCTTCCATTAAAAATAGTTTTTGTTTTAAAGTTAAATCCGCTTGGTTATCTGCAAGTAGATAACCATTATCACTAAAATTAACTACTTCTATTGCAAAATATTCATTCTTTTTTACGAAAGTCTTTCATATCATTTTCAATAGTACTTAATTCATCTAGACCACTATGTTTTAAAGCACCATCAATTATCAAATCTAATGCCCCCGCTTTCAACGATTCTAAATCTTTCTTATTAAATTTTTCAGGATTATCTTCATTATCTAATACTGCGAGAGCTAATTTAATTTTAGCATCAAGTTTTTTCTTATCCATTGCAGGTAATGATGTTTTAAATGAAGTTTGATCTTCTTTGGTTAGATTTTCATTATCTTCATTATTTTTTTGATTTCCTTTCATTGTGGAAACCATATTAAAAGTTCCTATGTCTTTCATTCCAGATAAAAAAGTATTATATTCCAAATCACTGATTTCTCTTACAGCGACTTCATCATCATACATTGGTAATTCTATATTTGTTGTATTCTTTATTCCACCAAGGATTGTTTCTTTTGTTAACATAATTGTTATTCTCCATAAAAAAATAGATTATTCTATAAAAGTTGTTATATAAAACTATAAATAAAAAAATAAAAGGAATCATTTATAGTTATTTAAAAAAAATAGTTTAAAATTTTAAAATTATTATTTTCTTTTTATGATCTGTTAATGATGATAGTCTTTGTTTTACTTGCACCATCAACTAGAATATGAGTCGGTTTAAAACTTGTAATAGTACTTGTGCCAGTTAATTCAATGGAATATCTCCCATTTTCTGCTTGTAATGTTACAACACCATCATCAGTTGTATCAGCATCAATAGTATTTAATCCATCCATTAATGATACTGTGATATCTTCATCTGTGATTAAATTCCCATTAGTATCAGCAATTTTAAATGTAATATCATATTCAGGATTAGGATCACTATCAGCTATGCGACCAATTAATGCAGCTGTAAATCCTCCATAATGAGGAATATTAGAAGGTATTTTTTTTGCAAGAGTGATAATATTTAATTCATATTTCATAGGATCTGCATTAGCTGCACCTGATGGTTGATTGATAAGACATTTAGGACAGTAAATTTCAAATTTACGATTTCCATTTATAATATATAATTTTAATTCAAAGAATTCACCTGCAAGACATTGTCTTGGTCCTTCATCACTACCCCAATACATTTCAAGGTATTTTTCATCCCCATCTGCGGTTAAAGTTAAACCTATATCTCTTTTACCTGCACGAGGAGTTTTACACATAAATCTTGAACCCATTCCTCTAGCATCATCTGTATTAATATTATTTTTTAAGTCAAGAGTAATTTTGTTAGTTTTACATCTCATCTCCATCCAATCATCATCGGATTCTCTTTTCATTTGAACTTTATCAATATTAAAAAATGATAATGGTAGTTCATCAAATTCAAATTCAGATATATCTTTTAATGGTTTTTTACTATCTATTTTTGCTTTTGTTTCAGTTGATGCTGTGATGAATTCTGATTCTACTTCCAATGAAAGTGAATCAAATATTGCACCAAGTATTTCTTTTTCATATGTACCGTACCCTCCAAAGATTGTGAATGAATCAAGTATGGATGAGTTTGTTCCATATATTATATCTCCTTCTCTTTTTCCAAGTACTGCTTCGAGTAAGAAAGGTAGATTATCCATAGTTACATTACAAGAAAAACTGTTTTCTAGAACATAATATGATGCCATTCCTGTATTGTAATCTCTACTCATTATTCCTTCAAATTTTGTGAATTGTTCAGGAGGTGAAAGATCCATTTCACTAATTTCAATATCTATATGTTCTTTAGTTGAATCTATTTCTCCATATTTAGACTCTTTTTGAAGTCTTAAATATTTTAATTCTTCAAGTGTTGTTGCCATTTTATTATAACTCCATTTTATTTTATTTTATTTGCATCCAGGATTGATTATTTTGAATCGTATGGTGAAAGTTACACCTGCACTGTAAATGTTTTTTTGTTTACCTAAAGCATATGGAACCCATCCAAAATCTTTAGATTTAATATAATCCAATCCTATATCTTTAAGTCTTCTTGACTTGATGATTTTATTTTTAACTTCACTAATCAAACTAGTAGCTTTATGAATACCTTCATTAGGATTTTGATTATTTAAAACTTGAGAAGATAATATTACATCTCCTTCCCATGTTTCAGATAATCCTGTATCTTCAATACAAATCCATGGTTCTTCACAATTTGCTTCTAAAAAAGGAAATTCAGGTGTCCCTACACTCGCACCCATAATTGATAGAGTAGATATTTTTCCATCATCAACCATTTCTTCTAATACGTCAGTGAACCCATTCATTAATGTTTCATATGCTTGAATCATTTCTTCCATAATTACGTTACTCCTACTTCTTTGAGTGCTTCTTTAGCATATTTATCTAAACTATTAACTGTTTCATCAGCACCATGTTTGTAATGTTGATACCCACCGAAAGCAGCTACTTTTTTAGGTTTCATTACAAATACATCTTCACCATTATCACCAATCCAATGTAAAGCTTTTTTCTTTTTTGCTGAGAAACTATCTCTTCCTTCACTAACATAATAATCATATTTAGAAGGATTACCTCTAGATTGAACATGCCATTCATCATCACTTACAGCAC